GCCGTAGGCTTGGCATACCCGAACGCCTCAAAAAGCGTGTCCATGCTCGTGCACTTGAGCGTAACAAACCACGCCTTTACAAGCGCTTGCGCGTCGGCGTCCGTTTCCGCGTTCAAAATTTCGAGAATCGGCGCGCCTTTCGTCTGCGCTTGCTTCGCGATTCCGACCGCTTTGTCGGCATACCGCTTCGCCGAACTAGCGCACGCGCGCACCGATACAGCGCGGCCCGTTTCATCTTGCGCCGCCCATGCCTTGTCACCGGCGCGAAGGCGCGCGAATTCCACCGCCAATTCATCCGCGAGTTTCACGGCGCGGCCGCGTTCGGCGAATGCGCCAATGCGCAATTCGACAGCGACGAGCGCCGAATAGGCGCGCGTAACCATGCCTTTCTCTGCGCCCAAAATTTCCTTTGCTGCGAATGCGACAGGCTTGACGACTGCGTTCATGGTAAACCCCTACGATATGGCGCTTAGTGCGCCGATTGTGAGTAAGTGCAGAACTGCACTTTTCTTTTTCCTTACAAAGTGCAGATCTGCACTTTGCGCGTAAGGGACGCGCAGACACACGCCTCCCCCGCTCGCGGGGGTTGCCCCCTGCGCTACTAACTACTTACTACCTAACCAACAGACTATAGTGTACCTAGATATAATGGGCGCGTCTACAGGGGTCGGTCGCGATTACCGAAAACCCAGTGTTTTAAAAATTAGCGATTTTCAGACCTAGGTATGTTATATTCGTTCTATTCCAAGCCCCTGCCCCTGCCCCATGAAACTCGTGCTGCTCGTGCTGCTCGCTGTAGCCACCATCGAACTAGCGTTCGCAGGCGTGTTCGACCGCGTCCTCGACTCCGAGGACACCTGTGACATCGACGGTCCCAGCGTCTGCCCCAGCTCCTTTCTCTGGCTGACTGACTCGCCCTGGAGTAGAAAATGAAGAAGCCCCCTTTTACCCGAGCTGACTTCACTGTTGAGTTGGCGCGCGAGTGGTTCGCTTACGATCCTGTCGCGGGAATCGTAATCCGAATTAAGAATCCGCTTAAAGGTCCAAAGACAGCTGGTCAACCGGCTGGAGCCTTTCATAAAGCCTCCGGATTCCGCCAAGTAATCTTTCGTGGAGTTTCTGTCTATGAGCAGCAGCTAGTCTGGGCACTCTGTAAGGGTTACTGGTCCCCCCACAAGCTGCGTCATCTGGATGACAATCGGCTAAACAACCGGATTGAGAATTTGAGTGAGGTTACAAACGCTCAAACTGCTTACATTGAGTTACAAACGGCTACTGAGCCTAACCTACCAGGAGTCGTTCCTACCGACTCTGGCAAGTACAAGGCTCAGATTTACCGTGGCAAGATATTTAGTCTTGGAACGTTTGCGACCCCCGGAGAGGCCCATGAAGCCTACCTGAAAGCTAAACAGGTACTTCATTCGCCACTTAATAGGGGGAAACCAACAGATGAACTCCTTTTCCAAGTCAAAAATGTGACTTGAGACACAGACTGGGGTCTTGAGAGTAAGTTGAGTGTTGTTCTGGGACGAATCTAGTCCCCAAATTTGACTTGAGAGTTGCGTTCTCAAAGTTGAGTCTGTATATTTCCCACATTGCTTCACGATCTGTGGTGGTGAGTGAAGCGCAGTACGGCTCTCAGCCTACTGTTCCTAGAAAGTTGCGGTGGCCAGCCCAGCTTTCGATCCCGACTAGGGATGTTTTGATCCAAGTAGAAGTAGATGTACATGAGATGAGAAGGCCCAGGGGATTAGCTATCCTCTGGGCCTTTTCTATTTCAACTAGTAATTTTGCTCTTTGTTCCAGACATGGAGCCTCAGACGGTGCTCAGCATCTCTCCAGAAGGGGCCATCTTCATACTCGACCCAGCCGTCACTCCCGCAAGTATGAGGTTTTCGTAAGATACCTCTTGTCCCCCCATCTCCGTGCCCTTGATTGAGAGCTTGAATCCGAACTCGGTAGCCAATTCCCTCATCTTGGCTCTGAACTGAGTGGATCCAACAGGCCTCGCAGATCCCGGCCCGACGCAGAAGGACCAATATGCTTGATAGAGCTTGGTTTCCGGTACGAACGTGGGGGTCGAAGTCTTCGACCCAGCGGACGCCACTTCTCGGAGAGCGGAAATCCGCACCTTCCCGCTCTCCATGAGAAAAAAACGTACGCTGTTATTCAGATTCGCCACTTCACGCATGGTCTGCTTGTGCGACGCCGGGATCGTGAACTCGTTATGTGCCTTCAACCGCACCATCGACTGAACAGCCCAGGCGACGATAGCTTCACGCTCCTCGACCACGATCGTGTCACCGAGATCGAGCCGACGCTCACTGGCCTTCACCGGCTTGTTGAACTGGAGCACCAGCCAACGACGGTTGAAACCCTCGGACGTGTCTTCAGTGCGCGGGTAGTGATTCGATGCAAACCAGTGCGTGCAGACCGGCGTGAATCGGAAAATCTGCCCACCCTTGAGCTGGCCGCTCATCTCAGCACCGTCGATAATGTCCTTGAACCGCTGGCCGTCGACAGTCTTCTTCTCCGACAGCTCACCAGCCACATTAATGATCTTCTCGAACATCTGGGTCGGCAGAAACTTGTCGCTCCACTCGTTCGGCGGCACCGCGGAACGAGCTGAGTCTGGCACGAGCGACTGCGCGATCTTCAGCAGCTGGCTCTTGCCCGATTTCGGCGCTCCTTGGAGCAAAATCGCACGTTGATAACGCGGCCCGAGGCCGAAAAGCGTCACCGCGAAGGCTTCCTGGAGCGCGGCGACCTTGTCCACGTAGTCTTCGTCGTCACCCCAGCTCTTGCGCAGAAACTCGAAAAACAGGTCCGATTTACCAGCCAATTCGGGCAAATAGCGGAACGGCAGCGTGTACGTCATGCCGTAGCCGGGGTCGTGCGCCAGCAATTTCAGGTCTTCGGTGAGAAAACCATTCGCGAAGTTGATGCCCTTCACGTCGAGCGTCTTGATTCCCTGCGTCATCAGCATTTTCATGACCTGATAGACGCCCTTGATGTCGTTGAACTTCTTGCACGCGGCGAGATGGCCGTAGTCCGAGCTGATCTTCGACATGACATACTGGTCCTCGACCTTGGCCCAGTGAGAACCCGCCCACTTCCAGACGAACCCGTTATGGCAGCGCAGTGCATACAGCTGCTCCAGGTCTTTGATCACGGCGCGCGCGATCTCCGACTGGTCCTGGCCCTTGATGTCCCCCATGCGCAGCTCTTTAATGCGCGCCTTGAGGCTCGAAACCTTGACACCCATACCACCGCTCTGCGCGATGAACTCAAGCAGCCGGTCCTCTTCGAGCTTGTTCAGCCCCGTCGTGGTCGCCACCTTGTGCAGCGCCTTGTCGATTGACGACGCGCGCTGCGGGCTGTCCTTCGGAAAGCGCTCGAATTCGTCGATCAGGAACGTCTTCAGGTCTTCAAACTTCCACTCTTCCTGCTCCTTCGTGAAGTCGAGTCCCCAGCGCTCCTTCTCTTCTGCCGTCAGGCCTTCGTCCCAGCCAGTCGGCAGCACCTTCTGCTTCTCGAACACGTCGCGCTGGAGGAACTTCAGCATGTTCGAGACGTGCTTGTCCACGTCGATCGGGTCGCCCGCGACGTTCTCGACGAAGTCAGCCGCGTATGCCTGAAGCATCCCGATGGCCTCTTTAACCGTGCGGTCTCCGCGCAGAACCGCGTACGCGAAGAGTCCCGCGCGCTCGGTGAGCGACGTGTCGCGCGAGCCGGCCGACGCGTAGTCAACCACGCGCGTCCAACCGCTGTGCGACAGCTCGACACCGGCCTCGGTGAGCGCCGCGCGCAGCAGCGCCTCGATGTTGTCGTCGAGCGGGATGAGGTTCTTGTGAACGTCTACCAGCTCGCAGTTCGCCTGGTACGGCATCTTCGTGTCAGGGTGGATCGACGGCGGCAGCACGGACTGCGTACGTGCCGACAGCATTTCGCAGATCGTCTCACCGCTGGTGTTCTTGATCCGGAACGTCTTCAGGCCCGAGAAGCGATAGGCCAGCATGAAGCCCTTCTTCCCGATACGTTTCCACGGCGACGGCGGCAACATCTGCTCGATCACGTTGATCAAGCGCAGGTCGTCCGTGTCGATGTCCATCATGACGATGCCCGACTGCGGCCCGAGCACGATGCCGATGTTCCCATCGCGGCACTGCTCGATCCACGCGCTCTGCTGTTCAGGCTCGACCGGGTGATCGAAGTAACGCGACCAGTCATTCGGGACCGGCTTCTTTTCCATCGGATACAGCGGGATGACCGGCAGGCCAGCGGCGTAATACCGTGGCGCGGTCAGCGCAAACACTGGTTGGCGTTCGATTTTCATGCGTTCTCATCTGTGGTGGTGATCGAAGCGTCATCCTCAGTGGCAGCTGAGCGGGTGATGGCGCTTCGGAGTCTTTCCATGACCTCTGTACGCTGGTCAATCGACAGAGTGTCTTCCATGATCGCGAGCACGGTGTCTTGGAAGTCCTTGATCTGCTTGACTCCCAGCGCGCGCTCGCGAGCATTGACCAGTCGTTCAAGCAAACTGGTCGCAGTACGGAAGTAGGCCATGCGCTCGGACTGATCCGATGCGCCGATGGTCTTACCGTAGCTCTTCAGCTCGCTGAAGACCGTATAGAGGTCGACAGCAAGCGTTGAATCAATCTCATCCTCAGAAATCGGAGTTGAGGGCTTCTTCTCTTCAGTTGACTCCTTCGGGGGCGTTATTGAACCCTCTCGGAAGGAGATGACATCGTTAATGACGCGCTTGATCTTGTCGTCGTACGGGCATTGCGGATCTTTCAGATATTCGCTGTCCTCACTGGCCAGAGTGATGACGGTGTGCAAGGCCCAGCCGACGAGTTCGTCGATATGGGGATAGTGAAAGTCGCTCATGGCTTTTCTGTGGTGGTCAGAGGAGTGCAAGAATATAGTGTCCTTCTTCACATAAAAACGAAAATCGACGCGATTATCAGATAAAGATCGTTTTCTATCGTCTGATTGCGCACATACAGGTTTTCTTTGTGTTGCGCGCACCGCTCAGTGAGAATAGCGCCTGTTTCTTAGGCCCACTCATGAGTAATCAGTACCTACAGCAACTCCTCGATCGCGCAGCGAACCGCTGGTCAACCGACCGGGCGTCGATGACCTATGGGGAGTGGATGTGTACGAATACGCACCTGAACGATAAGAAGTTCAGCTTCAAGCGCTACCCTTTCCAGCGCGCAATTGCCGACGACATGAGTCCGTCGCTCGATTGCATCAAGCCGTCTCAGGTGGGCCTCACCGAGCTTCAGATCCGCAAGACGCTGGCGTTCATCGCCCGCGCGCGCGGCGTGTCGGTCATCTACACGCTGCCCGACGAGAAGATGATGGAGCGGATCGCCAAGGGCCGTATTCGCCCGATCGTCGACGAAGAGAAGGTCTTCAATCTGGAGTCGATCGGCAACACGAAGCCCACGCGCACGAACGAAATCATCCAGGTCGGCAAGAGCTTCATGTACATCACCGCTGCCGGTGAAGGCGCGGCGACCTCGATCTCGGCCGACATGGTCGTGAACGACGAAGTGGACCTGACCGATCAGGCGATGCTCGCCCTCTTCAGCTCGCGCCTGCAAGGCTCGGACTATCGAATCGGCCACCGCTTCTCGACGCCGACGCACACCGACTTCGGCATCGACCAGTCGTTCAAGATCACGGACCAGATGGAGTACATGCTCAAGTGCTCCCACTGCAACCACTGGCAGGTTCCGGACTTCGAGCGGCCCTTCGTGCGGATCCCCGGTCTGCCCGAAGACAAGCCGTTCGAGGAGATCGAGCTGTCGATGATCGACTCGGGCCTGATCGACCTCGACACGTGCAGCCTCCATTGCGAGCACTGCGGCGGGGCGCTCAACCTCGGCGACCACGAGCGGCGCGAATGGGTCGCGAAGTACCCTCGCCGTAAGGATTTCCGCGGCTACCGCGTGCGGCCTTTCTCAACTGAACGTCTGGGGCCGAAGTACATCATCGAGCAGCTGCTCAAGTACAAGCGCCTGAACTTCATTCGCGGCTGGTACAACACCGTGCTCGGGCGCTCGTACACAGGCGGCGACCAGCGCCTGACCGACGCCGACATTGAGCCGGCCTTCACGGGCGACGCGCTCAAGCGCCCGCCGATCCCCGGCGTGCCGGCGTGGCTCGGCATCGACATGGGGCAGACCTGTCACATCGTCGTCGGCCAAGGCTACGACGTGAACTCGATCGAGATCCGTGAATTCCTGGCCGTGCCCGCCTCGCGCCTCGCCGAAGAGGTCCAGCGAATCATCGCCGAGTACCGCGTCG